AGTGCGATAACTTGACCGACCTGCGCCCTGATTTTGCTGTACTGCGGGATGCTGAAGCAGCAGCAGCGGCGACCTGTGCTCCACCCGATTTCTTAGCCGTCTGGAATTTGTGTGGAAACTCCTTCCGAATACGACTATCAACTTCAGTATAATACTCATCGCTCTTCGGGTCAAACCCTTCTTCTTCAACAAGTTGCTGATGAATTGTAAAAGCGGCTGTAGTCATTATTTTATCATCACCAAACCAAGCGTTTTTCTCTGCCCAATCTTGAGCACGAGGATCCGGCTGTGGGCGTTGCTGTACAGGAGCTTGTTGAGGTTTTGGTTGTTCTTGAACAGCAGTCTTAGCCTGTTGATCTGCACGAGCTTTTGCAGTGTTATACCTTGATTGTTCTACAGCAATAGTAGAAATTAATTGTTGAGCCTCTAACATTTTATCTGAATCACCTGCTTCATACGCCTCTTTGTAAAGACGTTTAGCCGCATCAGTTTGAGACTCTAATCTTGTGCCATACTCAGAAAGATATCCTGTGTCCAAGGCTTGCACACGGGATTTTAATTTTTTATTTTCATCAAGCAGTTCTTGGGAAACTCTAAGTGCTTCTGCCTTATCCCGTTCTTCTTGACGATACTTTTCTGTAAGTTTTTTTATACGAGACTGAACACCTTTACTGTAAGAGTCTAACTCATCTCCTTGAGGTTTTTCTTCTGGATCTGTAGTAACCTCAACCTTGTCTTCAGTAGCTGCTTCGACTTTTTCTTCTTCAGGTGTTTCTACAATTATTTCTTCTTCGGTAACTTGTTTCTCTTCTTCTGCCATGACTTATCCCCTTATACTTGTTTTACATCATCAGGCTCAAGGATCGTAGCAATGACTTCATCATCATTGATTATACGAACTTCTCCGCCGTCAATCTTGAATCGAGAACCAGAGTAGCGACCAATGCAAACCCATTGACCCTCCTTGCACCATGGCTCACTTTCAGATCCAAACTTACTTGGATCTTTGTACGCCAAGGGTCCAACCTTCATCACGTATGCTACAGTCGTAGCTACAGACTCACGTTCTCTCACTTCATCAGGAATATATAAGCCACTCGCAGTTTTAGCTTTACCTTGATACGGCATAACTAAAACCCGCCAACCAGTCGGTTGCGGGAGTCTTTCGAGTAACGGTTTATCTAAGAGGGACGGGTCTAGCACCCGTTCATTAGCGTCAACATATGCGCTATTCAAAGAGTCAGAGGACTTAACCTCTTTCTTTTCTTTGTTAACTTTCTGCGCAAGATGTTCAGGAAGATATAAGGTCTTCGACATCGTCTACGTTTTTCTCCAGCAGGGACTTGATTTCTTCTCGAGCAAAAGAGAGTCCCCGTATCTCTCCCACCGCCATTTTGTACTGTTCCCAATCTTTAACAGCACCATTTGCAAGAGCAACAGATATATCGTTTTGTCGCTCTTCTAATTTTTTATACAAATATTTCGATAAGTCAACAACATCCATTACATAAACCAACCATAAATTTTTACCGTTTCTTCTTTACGATGCTTTAAACCGTTATACCCACCATTCACTCTTTTTGTGATAGTTTTTATAACCTCGTTGTTAACACCCTCATCACATATGTCCCAAAGTTTGTTTCTGTGAAAGAACCAGATAGCAGATTCCATAGGATACTTAGTAGCAACCAAGTCAGGATCATCCATTATCTCAGGCAAATCCATGTCCGCCGCGAATTGAGAGTAGTTATTTTTGCCAGTGCACTGTAAAAATCCACGTCCTCGCCACAGATAACCCTGTCCATCATTGCCCATCCTGTCACCATACACACGGTCTGCTAAAGCTTGTGGATTTCGGGCACAGCTTTCGGCATCACTTTCAGACTTAAAGTATTTTCCAAATACTCCTAGTATAGATTCTTTGCTATAGTTTAGATTCTCTTGTGTATAACGAAACGTACCACTCTCGTGCACAAGCTGCCCTAAGAAATGCGCTCCACGCTCTGGATTCAAAGCGTAGTGGTCACAGATCTTCTTTGCAGTGTTGGGACCAAACGCACCGTCAGGTGAAGATCCTATCTTTTCCTGTAATGTTTTTAATGCTTCACTCATTTACAACCTCTTTTGTTCCACAAACACGTTCATATACCATATCGTCTATGTAGGCTTCTGCCCATTTATTCTCTGTGAAGGTACAGAATACCCACAGATCGTTTACATCATCATTCAACAAATTAATAATATCTTTTTGCGCGGATACTTGGCCTTGAAGATGTTCAATGTCATGGACGATGTTGCTTATGTACCACACTAAACCAACTAATTGCACAGCCATAGCAAAAACTAACGCAACAGGTATTTTCATATCAGCCATAATTACCTCTTAAAGAACTTCTGTACACCACGCACACCAAATGACGCTGATATGGCGATACCTAAACTGTAAAAATACCAGTCTGGTGCTTTGGAGAGTTGTTCAAAACCACTATCTACCCAACCCTCAGTGCCTGGAACAAACGCCAAAACAAGCGGGATAGACAAGACAATAACAAACCATTCGTCTTTCCAACTCGACTGAGAGCCTTGCGCCATGATGCGTTCCCAATCAGCGACACTTGTTTCCTTACTAAGCATTATCTTAGCTTTGGCTTCTGCCTCTGTTAGCTTTAGCTTTGCACTTGCAGCTTGTGCCTGTGACTTTGCATCGAACCAACTTCCTGCTAAATTAGCTATTGGTCCTATCAATGACTGTAACATTAACTATCCTCCATCTGTATACTGGTCTTCTTGCTCTCAGCCTTTGCGCTGTATGCATTGAATCCCATAAAAGCTGCGACCACTCCAGAAGCTGCTATGACATATACACTTGCTATATCTGTTATCAGACTTGCCGCTTTGTCAAATCCAAGTACTGAAGCAAGCAAGATGATGAACGGGTAGATCAACATTCCCATTAAAGCAAAACCTGTAAAACGTCGCTCTGCGTTACGCTTGAGATCCCGGTCAATCATCTCAAGTCGTCTATCCTCCAGAGCAATTTTATTCCACTCTGATTTCTCTATAACGCCATTGTTATTGGTATCTGCTTTTTCAAACTCTGTCATTTTTTTGACCTCGCATATGCAACCGCTATTCTTTTTTCCCGTGTGATTATAACAACTTTACCAGATTTGTCATATATTATGTATTTTCCACGCCGCTCAACTACAATCACAGTTCTATTTTAATACACACAACTTTTGATTTTTCGTTCGTTACAAGAACTTTAGCCTCTTCTTTTGCTAATTCGCACACCTCTTGTTTAGTATAACTTCCTACGTGATAATGTTCAAAGTCACCACCAGTAGCTGCGCTTGTTGTTAATTGAACCCAAAGTAAAACCCACATCTACCAACGCCCCTGCCATCTGCCTAAAAAATAAAAAGCAATAAACAATATTCCACCACTTAGTACAAAGATAAAAGCACCAATAGCAAAGTTGATAACCGCATCAACTTGCTCCTGCTTACGATATAGTTCGTCTTTTCTTTGCTTACGCATCTGGGCCTCTATCTGTAGGACTTCTTTCCAAGCACTCGGCCCATAGTTCCAAGAGATATGATCTTTAATCTCTGCCCTCATCTGTTCCATTTTTTTCTTATTAGCAAAGATTTCCAGAGCCGTCTCTTCATCGGATCCCTTAAACGTCTTCTTCCAAAACGGAGGATTCTTCTCACGTTCTTCAATGTTTGTGAAATCAGAAAAAGCCTTACCCCAGTTAGACAATTGACCTGTCATATCCTGAAGATCTTTCCCTGCGGCAATGGCAGACTTTAATCCTTTAAAAGCCCCAGTTGCCATCATGACACAACTGACGGGGTCCATTATCCCCTCCGCTGCGCCGCCTGACGCTGCACGTCAATGCGTTCACGGTTTACTTCGTTACGATTCTGAGCAATGTCTTCTTGGCTTTCAATACGAGCGGCATCAGTTGCTGCACGTTGCTGCATTTTCTGTAGTTCCATCAGCATGTCACCTTGATCATCTTCTACTTTACGCTGTAGATCTTTTTCTTTCAGAGCCAACTCCTGCATACGGATCTGAACAAGTGGATCTGCCATTGGATCCTCTCCAGTCGGTAGTAGTCCAGGTAGGACTTCAGCCATGAGTTTCTCCATCTGCATAGAGATTAACTGCTCCATTTGAGCGGGATCTTGCATGTCCTGTTGAACTTTCATGATCTGTTGTTGCGCTGCCATTGGATCAATAGCACCGCCTTGCGCTGCCAATTGAGCTTGATTGATGATCTGTTCAATCTCTGCCATAACCATCTGACGTGCTTTTTGTGACACATGCTCCATGATGTGTGCGTAAAATGTACCCATGACTTGCGGTGATGTCATCACAAGTGGTGCTTTCATAAACGCCATGTGCATACGAATATGTGCGTCATGATCTTGATCAGGAAATGTATTTAATATTTCTCCCATCAATGCACGAGCATTCTCAATAGCAGGATCTAATGGCTGCGGTTTTGGAGGTGGAGGTAGTATCTCATCTATATTCTGTACCTCAAGGGCTTGGTACATCCGGCGATAAGCCGCGTGTAGATTGTGTACCTGTGGATTAGATTGAGCAAGCTGCAACTGCGTCTGTGCTAGTGTAACCCGTTGTGCCATCGAGAATATGTTTGGATCACTAACAGGAATAACGTCAATACGATTATCGAAGTCCTCTGCTTTGATCATACGGTTGCCACCCTCTACATCGTAAGGGTATTCAGGTGGTAAGTTATCTCTAAAGATCCTGGCTAATACACGGAACTCTTGACGTTGCGAGTAATGCAGCCGTTTGTGAATAGCTGACATGACTTTCATGCCGCGCTCTAGCATAGCCACTGTAGTGCCCACAGGAGCCGCTGTGTTGCCGTCTCCAGTCTGTTGGTCTGCTAGTGAAACGAAACGTCTTCCGCCCTCTATGAGTGCTCCTAACAACTGTGCGAGGGTTCCTGATGGTTCCTTGTACGGTAGCGGTATAATCGCATCCCGTATGTTGCCACCCGGTGCATCTATGTCCCGCCACTCACCCGGCTGTAATGGTTCGTCATCATTGCGAACCCTCACGCCTCTGGCCTTGAATCCTGCCGGGAGGTTAGCAAGTGTACCCGCATCGATCAGTTGTCGAAGGATACTCGTTGCCGCACGACCAAGACCACCAATCATGTGGATCAGACCAAAGCCATAAAAGCCTAGACCTGGCATAAACTTATAGTGCACAAAATATTGTGTTTTCTTTGCAAGCCCCGCACCCTCTTCAAAGTTACGACGTATACCTAGAATCTTTCCAGATCCCTCATCAATCGTAACAATGTAAGGAAGTGCTATCCCTGTTGGCTCTCCGTTTGGAGACATATCCTCAAAACCCTCAAGGTCTAGATCGACATGCATCTCTAGAATAGTGAACACTTCGTCTGTGTATGTTTTAGATGTACCTTGTATCTCGTCTATCTTCTGACGAACCTCGTCTTCACCCTCATCATACTTGCTTAGTTCTACATCTCTGTAGACCCCCGCGATTTGCATCTTGCGAACTTCATTCGCGTCCATGCGTAGAACATGCGTAACACGAGAAGCAGTCGCCAGATCCGATGCAGCATAAGGTACAACCAGATCCTGCGCCGGAATGAACTTAGATACCGCCCTTTGTTTTGCTTGATCAAAATATACTTTCTTAAATGTAGAACCAGACAACGGTAAATAGAATAACAACTGATCCATGTCTGGATCGAACTCTTCCATGACCTCCATGATCTGATAGTTCATAAAGTTCTTAACACGAGAAGCTTGTTCTTCTCTAGCTACATCCTGTAAACCCAAGACTTGAGTCTTTACTGGACCACCAGATGGTAACAGTTCTTTATATGCTTGCGCTTGAAACTGAGTAACACTCTCCGCAATCAGGGGATGAGTGACTCCAGAAGCTCCTTCAAATGGCTGAGAGCGTTCCTCATGCTTGACACCAAGCTGATCAAGACCCTTAGTATAAGTCTCTTCCCACTCTGAACGAGACTCCATATCCTCTTCATAAGATCCCCTAAGATCCGTAGAAAGTTCTCCAAGATACCCATCATCTAATAACTCCGCTATGTTTGCGTCATGTGGAACCTGTTGCTCTTGCTCGGCTCCCATGAGAGCCTGTGTCAGAGCTTGAATAACTGCACCACCTTGCCCATCAGAAATAACTTCCGCACCACCTTCAAAAGTTTCTGGTTGTGCAACTGATACATCAACTGACGCTTCAGTCGGTATCATGTCTTCGGGCCTGATTCCTGAATCTACTAGAGGTGGTAATGCCATCAATAATACTCCCGCTTCTTGCGATATTCTTCTTGTTCTTCATTCTCACCGTGTAGAGAGATAAACCCTCCTTGGCGAAAACGCATTAATGCTAAAGTCATACTATCACAAAAGTCATCATGATCGCCATTAGGAAATGAAACAACTTCTTCTATGACTTCATCTGCAAATTTCTTGTCCGTTGGTGCCCATACTACACCCGCTTCAAACAATGGCGCAACCATGTGCATTCGCGTTACCTTATCACGTCCTTTGCCTGGAGCAAAGCCTAATGCAGGAATACCACGTAAACGCAACTCGTCAATCAACGGTGTACCAGTAGCTTTTGCCTCTACAAGCACCATATCTGGCTCCCAATACTCGTACTCTTGGTAGGCTTTCTCCTTTAATTCAGGAAAATTCCACCTACCCCGCTGCGCATCCATCAATACTATGTTGTCAGGGCCACCCTCTTCTGGTTCAAACACCCCCCAAGTAGTAATCGCGCTGTAATCAGCCGTTTCTTTCTTGGAAAACGCGGTATCATAGGACTGAAGTATGTATTTTACAGGGGGAATCTCTTCTTTTTCCCACGGTTGCCACCATTCCCGCTTAACTATGGCAGATTCGGACGTAGTTGGCGTTTGCTGCCACTGCGCATTCCATTTTCCCACAGGAAGTGATGCTTTTATTCCCAGTAAAGCGTCTTTTTCCCAGAACTCAGGCCATAATGGGTCATCTGATGGTAGAATTGCAGGAAATTCCACCACTTCCCACTGATCTGCCATGACATCACTGCCCTGTGCCGCTATCAAACGGCCTGTCAAGTCCTTTTTACCCCATCGAGTCATAACAATTATGATCGAACCACCCGGTTGAAGCCTCTGACGAGGTCCAGAAGTGTACCATTCATACGCATTGTCGAATGCGCTCTCGCTTAGAGCGTCCTGTTCCGAGTGAGGGTCGTCAATGACAAACAAGTCCGCACCACGACCAGTAACCGCAGCCCCAACACCCGCCGCAAAATACTCACCACCCTTGTCGGTTTGCCATTTACCCGCTCCTTTGTTGTCTTCTTTCAAGTTAGTATCAGGAAAGATGTCTTTATATTGTGGATCGTCTATAAGATCACGAACCTTGCGTCCAAAACGCACCGCAAGTTCCGTATTGTGTGTAGCTTGGATGATCTTGAGCTTTGGATTGCGCCCCAGAAACCAAGCAGGCATCAAGAAACTAGCAAACTCAGACTTAGAATGACGAGGTGGCATGTTAATGATCAAACGTTTTAACTTACCCTGCGCCACTTGCTCAAGCTTTTCCGCAATAACTCGATGGTGCCTGCCCTCAATAAAGTTCTCATACACATGATGAGCAAAGGGCATGAAATAATCTTGCGCTTTTTCACGCAGATCTAATGTTTTCTTAGCCTCCGTAAGGGCTAGTATCTCTTTCAGAGCTTCTTCTGGTAAGGCGTGTAAGTTCATGCGCTACGTGTGATTGGATCTACCCGTTCAGTGTCAGTAATTGTTATCCTGCGTTGACCTGGACCGCTTTGCCCTCTCGTTGCCAAACCTGTATACGCACGAGTTCCTGCACCCGCACGTTGTCTAACCGCCGTAACACTCTTCTGACAAATCGGACCCTCAGATGTCTGCACCATCGTATAACCCTCTGGGCACTCAACGATCTCTTCACCTTCCTCATTGGTTGTAACTACAGGAGACACAACCATCGGATCATCTACATCAACCACAACATCAGTGTCGGTGTCTACTACTTCGTCCTCAACATCTACTTCGACTTCTTCATCGTCATCGTCATCTGGACCTACCTCAACTACAACACTCGGTTCTGTCTCTGTCTCTGTCTCTGTCTCTGTCTCTGTCTCTGTCTCTGTCTCTGTCTCTGTCTCTGTCTCTGTTGCTTGGTTGGTGTTATTATTCGTGTTTGTATTAGTTCCCGTGCTTCTTGTTGAGACAAATACAGGAGTTGCTGTTGCTTCCGTATCAACTCCTGTGTCGGTGCGTTCACTGGTAAATGGAACCGCTGCCACCGCATCAGCATCATCTAATACAACTTCCGTTGCCGCATCTTGATTTGGATTAAACTGAGATTTAACCGCAACTTCATAAGCTTCCGCTGCTTCATCACCTATATTCTCTTGTATTGCTTTTTTCTTAGCTTCTAGATCATTACTAAACACACCTTTAGATTTTGTTCCGTCTTTTAATCCTTCGTCTATATAATCTTGATTAGGATTATTATCCTGTGCTTGATTGTCGTTCATTGTAGAGGCATTGTCGGCATTCATCTTATTGTCAATAACCTGACCAGTGTTTGATTTTATTTGATCAGAAGACGTTACGCCCTCATAGTTTGACTCCCATTGTCTCATTGCCTCATCTCGTGCTTGTAGAATTTCAGCCTCTGTAGGACTTGAAGACAATGTTACAGAAACACTATTGTAATTGTCCCGTGCTCCTGTAGCTCCTCCAGACATTCTGGAACTAACTTGTAACGTCACAGTACCATTTTTATTCTCAATAAGTCTGCTAACAGGTTCTCCTAGTTGGGCGTTTTCAATACCACCAATCTTTTCACCTTGCATGTTAATAAAAGAACCACCATTCGATCTTCGAGGATCCAACACATTCAGGGAATCTGTTCTATTAAGAGTAAATCCGTCCGAATCTGCAACCGTCAATCCACCAATTGTATTCCCAATAGTTACATTCGTCGGTGCTAGGTTTTCCGTGTTCGCAGTATTGTTGCGCCCGATAACCGTGTAATCATTGTTTATTTCTTCCTGAACAAGACGATCAATTATCGGAGCAGTCGCTGCCTCTTGTAATTTATTTAATTCGTAAATATCAGCATTTGGATTGTCTATTAACACTTTATACGAAGCATCTTGTACCTCTTCAGAATTTTGTGCGGAAAATAAGGCATTCCCATACACTTCGTCGTAAGTTTGTGGAGGCGCAGTACCACGGAAACTATACATCATGTCTTCTTTGGCAGGGCCAACCGTAGCTGCGGCAATACCAGAAGTATCCTCTGGTTGTGGAACAATGGTTAAATTACCAGGGGTAGCGGCAAGATTTTGAATGGTTTGATCTGGTTGTGAAATAGAAGCCAACCCTTGAACACTATCTTCTGGTTGTGGAACAATAGTCAAGTTACCCGGAGTATCCTGTATATTCTGTATTGCTTGTTCAGTGATTGCTTGTTCGGTCATCCCAATCATTCCACCTAACTCCTCTATTGAAACATTAGTGGCATCTGATATTTTTTGTAATT